TTCATTGGAGCACCTGTGTTGTTCTGAGGTGAGCATATCACCTCTGTTCAGGTGGCCAAATTCAGTGTGCCACTTCAGGAAGGCAATCTCAGCGGAAGCGCAGATTTCAGAACTGAACAGCACAGCAGAGATGTTTACCCGCCGGGCGCGAACTTGGTCATGGCTTGGGCTTGATGGCTGGGAGGCGCAAAACAAAGCGCTGGCCGGGCTAAGCAATAAAGCCGCCATGCTGGTTGGCGACCTGGCCGCTGTTTCCAAAGCATCACAGACCGCGGCAAACACAAAACCGATCGAGATAAAGGCTGTTGCTGGTACAGGCAAAAAGAAAAAGACTCAGGCCGAAAAGGAAGCAGAAAAATATGCTAAGGCGCAGCAGACCGTTAACGAAAAGCTGGAAGAGCTTAGACAGAAGGCGCAACTTTCCGCAGGAAGCTTGGGTGAGTTGTCTCGTGCGCAAGCTGTTCTGAATGCTCAGCAGTCACTCGGTAGCGCTGCAACTCAAGCACAGATTAAAGAGGCTGGAGAATACGCCGCCAAAGCATGGGATGCAGCAGCGGCAGCCAGAGGGGTAACTGAAGCACTTAAGGCAATCCCTTTGCAGGCGGAGAATAAATCCTACGCCGAATCCATGCAAAATCTGAAGGCCGCACTGAACGCTGGGAAAATAGATCTCAAGGAGTATAACGCTGCCACGGAGAAAATGGCGCTCGAGCACCAGAATAACCTCGCCAAGATTAACGCCCAGGCCACAGTCAATCCGGTAGCTTCTGCCCGAGCCGAAGTTGACCCGGTACAGCAACTGGTGAACGAAAATAACCAGAAGTTAGCCCTGATGCAGCAATATCAGCAGCAGGAACAGGCGATACTCCAGCAAAGTTACCAAAAAGGGAAAATAAATTACGATCAGTTCGTTGCTGCAAAGGCAGCTACCGATGCCCAGTACCTTGCCTTAAAGACTGCGCAGGAAAACCAGTTCAATGAGCAGATGACAGCCGCTCAGTGGCAATTGCTCAGTCAACAAGGTCTTGGTTATGAAATGCTGACAAGCACGGTGGATGCGTTTTCAGGTAATGCATCCAATGCGTTAACCGGGCTGATCACCGGAACGATGTCAGCGCAGGATGCTATGCGTTCGCTCGGGAATACGATGCTGAACAGCGTGGTTAATGCGCTAGTCCAGGTTGGAGTTGAGGCCCTCAAAAACTTCATTATAGGGCAGACATTGGGCGCAGCGGCTACTGCTGCTGGAGCATCTCAGGCTGCAATCTTGGCTACAGCTTGGGCTCCTGCCGCCGCCATGGCTAGCCTCGCTTCATTTGGGGCCAACTCAGTTCCTGCCATGACAGGAATTGCTTCAACGGTAGGCCTGGCACAGGGCCTTGCTTTAACCGGTATGCGTTACAATGGCGGCCCGGTGAATGCAGGAGGTCTTTATCAGGTCGGTGAGCGAGGGAAGCCGGAGATTTACCAGGCCAGTACCGGTAAGCAGTACATGATACCGGGCGACAACGGCAGGGTGATCAGCAATAAAGAAATGACAGCCGGTGGAGGTGGTGGGGTGGTAATCAACATCCAGAACTACACGTCATCCTCGGTCGATGCGCAGGCTGGTACGGATGCAAATGGTGGGCTTACCGTTGATGTCATTGTTGCAGACTTGAACAACGGCGGGCCAATCAGCAGCGGTATAACCAGTAACTTCAATGTTAAACGCACGCCAAGGGGGCAGGGCTGATGCCAATTATCGACTATCCCGACTGGCTACCGCTGGCGCAGAAGGCCAGCAAAAACATGACGCTCGATACCGGGTTCCAGACCGATCAGCCAGCGGTCGGCCCGGCTATCTTCCAGAGCCTTACTGACGACCTGAAAGTGACCTGGTCCCTGACGTGGATTTTCACCTTGGCTGAGGAACGAGCATTCCAGCAGTGGCTACGCAGCCCAAACTATCTCAACCGGGGCCTGAACTGGTTCAGGATGAATATCAATCTGGGCGGCAGTGGTCTCCAGTTGCAAGAGCTTCACTTCACGCAGATGCCGGTGCAAACCAGTATCGACGGCGGGGTGGTGACCTGGACAGGAACCGTTATTGCCAACCATCTGTACAACGCTGACGACGAGTTTGACGACGTAATTGTTGAGCTGCCGCCGCCGTGGCCTTCAGTGCTTGATATCGTGGTGACTGGCTATCCGGACGGACGCGATCAAGAAAGTCTTCCGAGGGTTCCCTGATGCCTTCATATCGTGAATATAATCAGAAGCGCCCGATTAGCGGCTGTTACAACACCATCACGTTCTATCACCCCTCCTTTGGTTACGTCCGCCTCGTCGACAAACAGTTCTTCCCGAAGACGCTTGGCGGCCAGACGTACACGCCTGCGCGGTTTGAAATCGAAGAGAGCCAGCAGAGCGGAACTCCGGTAATCGACGCAACGGTGAAGCTTGGGCGACTGTCTTCAGATATCAAAACGCTGATGAAGAAGTGGAGTGGTGTTTCCAGGCTGTCGCCTATCACGGCAACTCGTCAGGTTTTCGATAGAGTTGATACCTCTACGCCAATGAAGAATTGGACATTATTTGTAAAAACTGTCGATGTTGTTTCAGATAACGCATCAGTTACTTTATCAATGACAAACCCGCTAAATAACAACATTGGCCAACCATATGATCCAGTCGAATACACGGGGCTTCAGTACCTCTGATTTTATCAGCAGGATGATCGGCGTGCCGTGGTCTAACCGCGCCTGCTCATTCGAAAAGACTGATTGCTGGGGGCTGGTTGTGCTGTATTACCGACATGTGCTCGACATTGAGCTGCACCAGACGCCGGGTTACGAAGCCGGGGAGGATTTCTTCACCTGCTATCAGGGAGACGTCGTTTTCTGGCGCAAGGTCGATAAACCGGTCGACGGGGGGATATTTGTCGGGTACCGCGGCGCGCAACCGGCGCACGTTGGCCTGGTACTGAACCGGAAGGCGCTGCACTCGCGTGGAGAGAACGGAAGCGTGCGCATGGACTCGTTGCTGGTCATTCAGCGGGCATTCACCAAAGTGGAGTTTTTCGAATATGGCGCTGGTTGAGATATCGAATTTTCCAGGAACGCCTAAGCTGCGTTGCAGGGTGCCAAACGGCACCCTTTTTTATGACTGGCTGGCGGCCAATGACGCCACTTTCCACCGCGATCTGCTGATCGTCCGCAACGGCGTAAAGCTGGGCGACGATGATGAGCTGGCGTTTGAGCTGAGCGAGCTGGACCACATCCAGATATTCGACCAGCCAAAGGGTATTGTCGATGACATCCTGAGCCCGATCTTTAAAGTGGTTGGTCAGGTATTTTCTTTCCTGGCGCCGAAGCCAGCTATTGCAAACAACGGCGGTAATACCGTCGACTCGCCCAACAATAGCCTGACCGGTCAGACAAACACCGCGCGCGTCTACAAAGCCAAGCCGGACATCTACGGGCAGATTCGTTCGTTCCCGGATCTGATCCAGGAATCAGTATTCGAATACGTACACCAGACTTCCACAGACGGCGGCCTGAAGTACGTCACTGAATGGATGTGTATTGGGATCGGCAAATACGGTTACGAGTCTGTGCGCTACTCAGAATCAAGCCTGGGCTCTCTGGCTGGTGCCGAATTCCAGTTCTTCCAGCCAGGAGAAGTTATCCGCAGATCGTCGAGGGATACGGGTTCGATGACGTTGACGGCCAGGAGGTTCCCGGGCAGAACGAAGCCAGCGACTTCCCTATCGAAACAGCAACGGCAAACACGGTGGTCAGCGGAACGTATTCCGGCGGCCAGATAGCGATGAAAATCGTGAAACAAGCCGAGTTCGACTATTTCATGGGGCTGGTGCTGCCGCACGCGGTGACCTTCACCATCAATGTGACGTACAGCACGGCCTCCGGCAACGTGACTACCGATGCTACATTCTCCGGCACGCTGATTTCCGCCGTTGAAACAAACGACGGCGCGGTTGTTAACCCGGTGCGCTGGTACACGTTTACGATGAACCAGCTGGAGGGTCCGCAGGACATCCCGGCGAATGCCACGATCAACACCACGAAATTCATCCTCAACGATAACGAGGCGCTGGTGGTTGGGCCGTTCTTTTCCCCGGTCGAGTCAACGCAGCTGTGGCTGCATACCCAGTCCAGCCTCGGCGGGAAGAAAGAGACCAACTGGAAGGTTGTCATCTGGAAAATCGACGACGACTACAACCAGGTGCCGGGAACGCAGCAGACGTTTACGTACCGGCAGACGACTCCGCACCAGTCGACGAGCGAGGTGTTTTATCGCACTGACAAGATCACTCCGACCGGCGGGTTCGGGAAATACGCGGTCAGCTTCCAGCGCACGGATAACTCCGGTGACGCGTCACTGCTCAAGGTCGAAGAGATCCACAGCATCAACATCAGGACAAACGTCGTTCACCCGACTGACACGCTTGTGCGAGTAAAAGTCCGGGCGACAGAGAACGCTCTTGGCAGCCGCGAGCGCAAATATAACGCACTGGTGACGCGCCACACCATTACGTACGACCTGGACACGCAGACGGTGGATTACACCCTGAGGCCGTCGCGCTCGTTCGCTGATGCAGTGGCTCACACCTGGCTCATCATGGGTGAGCAGCCGGTAAGCAGCATTGACCTGTACGGGCTGTACTCGATCGCCGAAAGCCTGCCTGATGAGCGACTGGGCTACTTCGACTACACGTTTGACGACGAGAACGACTCACTTGGCGATCGCGTGCAGGCGATCT